TCGACCTTGCCGGACGAGGTGGACAACGACACGCCATCCGACTGGTCGCCGACACCCTTCAGTTCGGTCCCCTCATGGGGCTCGTCGATGGCATCGTCTTCCACGAGGGCTTCCGCCGCGTCCGCGGCCTTCTGGACCCACGAACGCTGGTTCATCGGGATACCCACGATGGATGCCTCCTTCACGGCGAGGTGAGCGATCTTCATGCCGCCGTCGGCGTTGCGCTTGAACCCTGCCTTGGGCACGATCGCGCCGATCGAAGCGCCGAACTTCATGCCGCCGCGGATCGAGTCGGACAACTGGACCGCCCGCGGGTTCGCCATGTCGACGAAGCCGCCGATGTGCAGGTCCCAGATAGGGTTGCCGTCGTTGTCGACCATGCCGGAGTTCTTGATCTCGGCCGAGTCGGACATGCCGAACGAGTGCTCGGGCACCTCGTGGACGTGGTTCATAAAGATCGCGAGGCCGCGTCGGAACTCGTCGCGCATGTCTTCGAGACCGGTGACTTCGATCTCGTCGTTGCGCATGTCCTTGATCGTCGAGGACGCGATCGTGTGGAACCGGCGACGACCATCACTGTCGTCCTCACCGATCCCGAAGGACTTGGTGACGAAGCGGAACTCACCGGGCGCGAGGGGCGGCAGCTTACCGGCTGCCAGCGGGCGATTGCCCATGCCGTCTCCTTGGCTCTGGCAGCGGATGTGCTGCGATTACGCTGGCTGGAGCACCTCGACGGGTGCTGGTTCGATGGTCGATGCGACTTGTGCTTGCAGGATGCTGTCGAACTGTGCGGCCGCCCGGTCCCAGTCGGCCAGGGCACGGATGTGCGCGACACCAGCTTCGGCGAGACGGCGCCGCAGGGTGTGGTCCCGATACAGCCGCTCGATGACGCTCGTGAACCCGGCGACATCAGGGAAACACTGGTCCTGGCCCATCGGGGTCGCGATGCGGTGGTGCGGCTTGACGAGCAGGCCGCCAGGTCCGACCACCTCAGTGATGGCCGAGCAGTCCTGCGCGACCACCGGGGTACCCGACGCAAGTGCCTCGGCGATCGTCAGCCCGAAGCCCTCGCCCCACGAGGTCGAGACGAACAGGTCCGCCGCGGCGTAGAGCAGTGCGAGCTTCTCCTGGCCCCAGCCGGTGAACCCTCCGATGTCGGGACTGAACGTCAGCCGCGGCACGTCTCGGATGTCCTCGTCGTTCCACGCGAACGCTCGCAGGTCGTAGCCGTCGTTGGCCTTGATCCGGCAGTGGAAATGGAGCGCCATGTCGGAGTGCTTGCGAAGCAACGGCCGCATCGCCCGCCACGTGGACGGGTAATCCTTGCGGATGCTGTTCTTGTCGACCCGCAGGACGAGGAACTGGTCCGGGTCGAACCCGAGCAGCGCCTTGCACTCGCGCTTGTCGCGCGGGTAGAACACGCTCGTGTCGACCCCGTGATGGACGACCGGCGCCCCACCCAGCGCCTTCGAGCCGTGCTGGCTCATCGCGATCCGCGTCACTCCGAGTCCGAGCGCATCCCATGCTCGCGGCGAGTCGTACCCGTCGATGGGCATGTAGGCGAAGATGGGCGGCCGATAGGCGACCCCGCTCGGCTCCGACAGGATGCCGCGCCACAGGACCTTCTCGGGGTCCCACGAGTTGTCGAGCAGGCACGAGAGAACGACCGCTGGATCGTTCACGAACACGATCGCGTCGGGCATCACCCTGCCCAGAAGTTCGACGTATCGGGACTGACCGTACAGGTCGTGCGGCATCTTCAGCGACGCCGGATAGAGCTTCAGCGGCGTGTCCCAGTAGTCGCCCTGGTAGTTCACGGCGATGACATGGATGTCGTGACCGTAGTCACGCAGCAACCGTTCGCCGATGCTGTGGGTGACCGTCCCGAAGCCCGAGTGGACCCCGGCGTCACCGATCCATAGCAACCGCAAGTGGTCCCTCTCTTTGCGCTTACTCGCTCCGAATGGTGATGGTATTGACAGGATCGGTCGTCATGGAACCGCCGGAACCTGCCAGTTCGATCTGCCACTGACAGCAGTAGTCACCCGCGTCAGCGAGATCGGTCGTGGCCCATTCGTAGCGCACAGTACCAGCGGCCGGGCTGACGATGGTCGCCGAACTGTCGATCGCGAAGCGCCGTGAAGCGGCCAGGCGCATCTGGAACCGAACGTCACAGCCGGACAGGTCGAACGGCGTGCCGTCCGCATTGAGGATGGTGCCATTGAGCGGCGGTGCGGTGTCGCCCGCCACGAGCGTCAGGTCGGTCATTCCACCTCCGAGGACACCTTGTCGGCCGAGATGGTCGAGGCCGCGCCATCGGCGCTCACCTGGGATGACGCGCCGTCGGCACTGACGGCACTGCTCGTGGTCCCGGCGCTGATGGATGAGCGTGCCTTGGCGGCGCTGATGAGCGAGTAGATGCGCTGCCGGATGATTGTCGGGATGCTCACGAAGTCGGCGATGCTCGTGATCGCATCGACGAGCGACCGGCTGAAGGTTCCCACCCGGTCCACGGTCTCGGTGATGGCGCCCACGGTGTCGGCCACTGCACGGATGAGCGTCTGGCCGCCGCCCGTGACGATCCCGACGACCGCTTCGGTGATGTCGGAGAGGAGGTCTTCGGCCGAGCGCACAAGCGTTGCGGCGCGGTCGACCGTCTCGCTGATGGCGCTGACGATGTCGCTCACGGCACGACTTGCCGTCAGTGCTCGGACCGCATCCTCGGTGATCGTCGCCACTGAGTCTGCCGCCTCACGGAGGACCAGGAACAGTCGATCGACCGACTCGTCGATGGTCGCCACAGCGTCAGCAATGGCCCGTGACCCGGTGAACTGCCGAACGATGGACTCGGAAATGTCGTCGATGCTGTCCGCAACCGAGCGGACGATCCCGGCGGTCGTGGCGACCACCGACTCGAAGATGTCCGAGATGTCGTCGGCGGCCTCTCGGGCGACCGCCATCGCGGCGCGTGCCACGTCCTCGGTGAGCGTGCTGACGGTATCGACCGCGCTGCGCGTGAACGCCAAGGCACGCTCGACGGTCTCGGTCAGGGTGGGCAACGAGTCATCTGCGGCTCGCGCACCCGAGAAGACGCGAACGACCGCCTCCGACAACGACGCCACGGTGTCTGCCGCCGAACGAGTGAACGTGATCGCGTCTCGAACGATCGTCTCGGTCAGTGTTGCCACGTCATCGACAACCGAGCGAGCGGCGGTCAGGACGCGCGTAGCGACTTCATCCAGCGTGGGGACCGTGTCGCTTGCTGTTCGCACCAAGGCGAGGACCCGCATGACCGCCTCGGTCAGGCTGCTCACCGAATCCGATGCGGTCCGAGCCACAGCCATCGCGGCCCGGTCGACCACCTCTGTGATGGACGACACCGAGTCTGCGCCGGTCCGCGCTCCTGTGAACACGCGGACCACTGCTTCGGTCAGGCTGGCGATGGAGTCCGCTACCGCCCGTGTGACCGCCATCGCAGCGCGATCGACGGTTTCCGTGATCGTTGCGACCGTATCGGCCACTGCCCGCGAGACGGTGATCTCGCGAGTCGCTGTCTCAGTCAACGTCGCGATGGCATCAGTGACGGCCCGAGTGACCGCCATCGCGGCGCGTGCGACCGTCTCGGTGAGCGTCGCCACGGTGTCGGACGCCGTTCGGGCCACGCTCATGGCGGCGCGAACAGCATCCTCGGTGAGGGTCGCAACAGTGTCGCTGCTGGACCGCACGTAGCTGACGGCCCGGACGACCGCCTCGCTGACGCTCGACACGCTGTCGGAGATCGAGCGACTGACGGCCATCGCGTCTCGAACGATGGCTTCAGTCAGGGAAGCGACGGTGTCAGATGAGGTGCGGACGAAGGAGGCCGCCGCGCGGACGACATCTTCGGTCAGGGTGGCGACCGAGTCAGCCCCGGTGCGGACATAGGACATGACCCGCGCCGCGCTCTCGGTGAGGGTTGCCACGGTGTCACTCACCGTTCGCGAGCCGGTCAGTTGCCGGACGACTGCCTCGGTCAGGCTGCCAACCGAGTCAACGGCAGTTCGGACCCCGGTGAGGACCCGCGTCGCGACCTCCGTCAGCGTCGGGACGCTGTCGTCGATCGTTCGGCTCCCGGTGAAGATGCGAACGACCGCTTCGGTCAGGCTGGCGACGGTGTCCGCCCCAGTACGGATGAACGTCCCAATGCGACCTGACGTCTCGCTCAGGCTGGCGACGGAATCCGCTGCGGTGACATCGAAGGTAGTGCCCGTAACCTGCGGAGGGAGAGCCCTGATCGTCGTGGACTGGGGAGTGACGCGACCGAGACGTGCCATGACGCCTCCTGTTAGAAGGTCGCTGCCCGGTTCACCGCCTGGAGCACGGCCACCCTAGGGTTGAACGGGAATCGACCTCTCCCGAAGTTGTAGTGGGTCAGGACCTCGTCGTCAGTCAGCACGCGATCGTAGATGGCGACCTCGTCAACGTCTCCGTTGTAGAACTGGACATTGTCCGGTCGACGGCCGATGTTCACCGGACTGGTGCCGTTGGTGCTCGTGCCGGTCCACGTCGGATTGGTCGCGATCAAAGCGCCATCGACGTAAATCTTCGCCACCTCAGCCACGTTGTCGAGCGTCAGGGCGACATACGCGTTGACCCCAGCCAAGACCGTGACGTTGGCGGTGATGACCACACGCGATGCCCCGCCTGCTTCGTACACCACTGCGTAGAACTGGTCCGTGTCACGGAACAGTTGCCACTCGTAGTTGCTGGCGGTGCCCTTCGCTACCAGGGTCCGGTCGCCATCGGTCGCATTTGTCGGTCGGCACCAGCACTCGATCGACAGTTCCCCGGTCGTGGTCAAGCTCCACGCATCGTTGTCGGCGATCGTCACGTAGCCCGTGGTCCCATTGAGCGCGCACCCGTAGTCCGAATCACCGATCAGCGAGCCTTCGGCGGCGAGGACGAACCCACCCGTATAAGTGCCGTCCCGGTTGTTCGGAGTCTCGTCGTTGGCGTTCGTACCGCTGATCTCGCCGAGTCGCCAGTAACCCACGAGCCCTGGCGTTCCGAGGATCGCGTTGCGGTACACGAGGTCGGCCGCGAATACGACGTCGATGGACAGCTCGACGAACGGGTTGTCGGCCGCGGTGCCAGTCTCGTTGTCGGCGCAGTCGGTGGCGCTGTTATCGCCGTAGTTCAGCGTCGCGTTGACCGACGTCCCGATGGTCGTGTTCGTGAACCCGAGTTCGATGACGATGCGGCCGAGTTCGCCGATGGTCAGCGCGCTGGTCGCGTCACCGTCCGCGATGCGCTTGTTTCGGAGTGCCGTGTTGAACTCGGCGACCGGTCCTCGGTTGCCGATGGCTGACAGCGTGCCCAGCAGGCGAGTCCCGTCGGCGCTGAACACGTAGACGCCGGAGCGCACGGCGTCCACGTTGTCGTTGACCGCCGACTCCAAGCACCGGATGGTGCCCTTGAACGTCCCAGCCGCAAGCGTCTGCGGGGCGATGATGTCGGACACGTAGACGCGCGACAGCGACGACGAGTTCGCAGCCGTCGCCGTCTGCGCCGTCGCCTTGTTCGTCATCGCCGTCGCTTGACGCGTGCGGACCATGCGCCGGTAGTCGGCACCGGTCGTCTGCGTCCATGCACCTTGGAACGCAGGCGCGATCGATGTCAGGATGGTCGACGGCAGATAGAGGCGCGTAGCGATGGAGCTACTCCTCCCAGACCACGCCCACCGTCGCGTTGACGGCTGCGGCGGCGGTCAGGCGGATGCGCCAGAACGTAGATACGGCAAGGGTCAGTTCACGACCCAGTGGGTACTGGACGAGGATGCCGCCTTGCGGATGGCACCGATGGATTTCCAGGCCCGCCTCGGCGGTGCCCGCGCCCTCGGTCGTGGTCGTGTGGCGAACGACGCCACCGGGGGTGCCATCCGCTGGGTCGTACTTGCTGGCGGTGCCGGTGGTCGCGGTCGTGACCGTCGCTGAGAATCGGCCCTGTTCGATCTTGACCGGGATCGCCGACGCGGTGACCCCGTCGAACTCGACCCACCACGACACGATCTTGCACCGCTCGGACGACGAGGAGCCGAGTTCGAGGATCGTCTTTGCGGTGGCCGCGACGAGGGCCACCGCATCGACGGAGAACGTGTAGAGGGCCATGGATCAGCCCGCGGCCGGAAGGGTCCAGGTCCACGTGACGGCGAGCGAGTCGCCGTTGGCGACCGACGCATCCGCGTTGAGGTTGGTGTTCGCGACATCGACGCCCGCTGCTGCGAGCGTGCCTGCCGTGAACAGGCCAGCCTTGTGGATGTTGGCGACGGTGCCGGTGGCCGAGAACGTCTTGGACAGGGTGAACGTCGTCGCGCTTGGGGTGTGGGCATACAGCGCCAGCGCCCGCGACAGCCCCGAGGCGTTGAGTTCCGAAGTCAGCGCGGTGTCGCCGACCGCCGGGCCGGAGGTATCGGTGGTCAGCGCGATGTAGCGCGCCGAGGCCATCGTCGGCAGGATCAGGTAGTTGGCGGTCGAACCCGGCGTGGTGCCCGCCGAGTCGTCGCCGTTCTTCCACGAGTCGACCGTCAGGACCGACGTCGAGTTGGCGCCGATGTTCGCCCACACGGGCGCGTTGGTGCCTTCCTCGGCGACCACGATCTGGCCGATGTGCGCCGACGCCACGAACGGTGTCGCGGTGGCCGTGAGCGACGTCGCGCTGGTGGCCGTGGCGATGGTGCCCGAGACACCGAAGCCGAGCTTGCCGCCCATCGTGTTGTGGAGCCAGTCCATGCCCACGGTGGTCTTCAGGTTGTGGCTCCAGCCGAGATCGATGACCTCGCCGGGCGGCCCGAAGATGCCGGAGCCGCCGCGGGCGACGTAGGCGTGGACGAAGTTCGGTCCGAACGACAACTTCTCGCCCATGAACCGACCGCGGGTGATCATCGCGCGCACGTCGTCATCGATGCGCTCGATGACTTCCATCTGGGACTTGGCGATGCGAGGCGTCCAGAGACGCCGGAGGAACGACATGACCTCTCCTTCCGCCTCTGCCTCTCGCAGGGCTCTGTCGAACTACGCGACCGTCACGCCCTCGTTGGCGATGGACGAGTCGTCCGCGGTCGCGCGGACATGGACGGCCCACGATCCCGAGGACGGGAAGATGACGCCATGCCACTCACCGTGGCCGTCATCGGGCGCGAAGACCTGGGAGCGCAACGAGTCGACACCCGCCTTCTCGGCGCTGAAGTAGTAGGTCACCTCGGGGCTGGCCGGGTAGACGTCAGGGTCGTAGCCGGTGAGCGTGTTGGCGGGCAGTTCGGTGCTCGACACATGGACCGCGGTCTCACCCGCCGTCACCGTGTCGCCGCCGTATCGGACGGTGACAGTCGCCATTGCGGTCCTCCTTCAGGGCCAGGTCGGGGGGTAATCCCGCGCCTCGAACCCGACACGCGTCGGGTCGTTGAACGGATACTCGTGCATGCCGGAGTAGTCGCCGTCGCAGCAGACATCCGGCTTCTCTTTCCACTTGCGACGGAAGTAGGCGTCGTTGGCGGCGTGCTGCCGGATGATGAACTCGCGCAAGGCCGAGTCCTGCTGGACGGTGACGCTACCGTGGTGGAAGAACCGAGCGCCTTCGTAGTGCTCTGCGGTGTAGCCCGCTCGCATGATGCGGACGTGGTAGTCGAGGTCCTCGTCGTACGCGCCGTCGAATGCCTCGTCCAGCGGACCGATGATGTTCCAACCCGTCCGGCCGATGAGCCACGCAGAGAAGTGTGGGTAGGGTCGCCACACGTCGTCACGGCGGGCGTCTTCGAGAGACGTCAGATCGCCCCACGTGCTCATCGTCCAGACGAGGGACTGTGGTCGACGCTGCGCCGCTGCGATCAGCGCATCGAGCGACCACGAGGCACAGATGATGTCGAGATTGGGAACGAACACGTACTCGCAGCCGACCGCGAAGCAGTGCTGGATGCCCCGATTCCACGCTCGCGATAGGTTGTTCCGTTCGTTCGCCGCGATCGGCCCGAACGATTCCAACCGCATCTGCCACTCGGCTGGCATCGAATGGTTGGAGTGGCCCACGAACACGAGTTCATGCTCGGCGCTCTGGATGCTCCGCAGTGAGTCCACCGCGAACCCCAGAAGGACCGGATTGGAGATGTACGCCGCGTAGGCGACGCCGATCTTCATACCCGAAGGGCAGGATGGACCCGATAGTCCGCGTCGACCCTCACCGGGAAGAAGCCCTTGTAGCGGGCGAAGAACCGACGCTCGGACTCCTTGTAGACCGCGCTGTAGGTGTCGTCGTGGTTGTACGCGATGCCCTCGGCATCGAGCCAACGACGACGTAGCTCGTCAGCCTGCTCCATGCCATCCCCGATGCCGCCTGAGAAGTGATCGACGTCGATGCCCAGCACTGCGATGTGCAACCCGCGTTCGAGGACCTCGCACGAGAGGATGCGGTCGTAGAAGTGCTCGGGCGCGTAGTGGCCCTCCTGGGGCGTCAGCGTCTCCAGCACCGAGCGGCGGAAGACCATCGCGCAGTGATCGACCACGGCCGCCGGATGGAGTCCTGTGACCCTGCCGCCGTGGACCTCGGCGGGCGACGCTTGGCCGATGCCGTCGTAGAACTGGCCGCGGAAGTTGAGCATCGTGCCGCCGCCGCGTCCACCGCGCTCGTCGATCTCGTTGCTGCCCACGAAGCCCACCAGCGCGAGGTCTGGGTCGGCATCGAAGGCCGCGAGGACTCGCTTGTCCCAACCCCGTTCGAGAACCATCAGGTCACAGTGGACGAACGCCACGATGTCGGGCAGCGGCTTGCCCAGCCAGCCGTCGGTAATCCAGCGGTGGAAGACCGCGTTGCCGCCGACGTTCTCCTCGTAGCGGTGGTTGATGTGGCCGCCCGGCGGATATGGCACCCGCGAGCCGTTGTCGACGAGCACCACGGTCGTCAGCGCCGGGTCGCTGTTCTCGCGCAGGTAGGCCACCGCGAGGCCCGTCCAATAGGCGTTGTCGGAGGCATACACGACCGCCGCGAGCCTCGTCACAGCGACACCGTCCACGCATCGTCGGGCACGAACTTCGCCTCCGGCAGCAGGTAGCGCATGAAGCGCACTTCGAGCGGGTCGTTGGTCTTGTGGTAGCCGCGGGTCGCGACATTGAACGTGCTCGCGATCGGCGTCAGGTCGTGGGGCTCGACGTCGGGATTGGCGCCCAGGAAGCCCGCCACGTACTCGACGAACCGGCGCTGCTTCTCGTCGGTCGCCAGCGCCTCGTAGGGTTCTCCGCGCTGGTCGGTCAGGTCCTTCGCAGGATTGCCGCCCCAGACCGAGTTCTCGCTCATGTCCTTGGTCAGGTTCGCTTCCACAAGCGCCAAGCTGAAGCGCTCATGGTAAAGCGGCGCGCTGGTGCATCTGCCCATGAACCACACGTCGTCCTCGGCGCGGAACTCCCCGAAGTTGAGATAGCGACAGCCCTGGATGACATCGCCATGGCGGACGTGCGACCAGAGGTGCGTGTCCTGGCCGACGCCGACGTTGTTGCCGATGGTCGACTTGCCCTCCGCATCGAGCGTCACGCGGCGCCCGAACCAGACGTTGTGGCCGATCGTCACGTCGTTCCGGCCGTAGCACCACAGGTCCGAGTGGATGGTCACGTAGTCGCCGCAGATGAAGTTGCGCGGCGCGATCTGGCCTGCGTAGATGCGGCAGTGGTCGCCGACCTCGAAGCGCTCGACCGGCTTGTCACGCATCCCGATCTCGATGGCCGGGTCCAGATAGACGCCCTCGCCGATGAGGACCTCCTTGGCGTGCGGCCGCAGGACCGACTCGTCGTGGAACAAGATGAGCGGTCCCGCGTAGACCCCCGTCACGAGCTTCAGGGTCATCCGAAGAACCGGTTGGCTGCCGACACGACGTGCCACTCGTTGGCGCCTGCGTGGGTCGGCAGGCAGATCATCCGCTCACCGAACTCGTCCATGCCCGGCAAGTCGTTGCGCTGCTGTTCCGCGAAGATCGTCAGCCGGTCGTTGCGCCAGTGGCTCTGACTGGTCACGATGCCCTGCCCCAGCATGTGCTCGCGGAACGCCTCCCGCTCGGCAGGGTCCGTGAGCCGCACGATGTAGAACCACCAGGCGCCGTTGGCATCCGCCGCCGGGACCGTCCGCCCGAACTTCGCATCCAGATGGATGTCGTAGGTCGCCGCGTGATGACGCTGGAGCGCCAGTGTGCCTCGGACGTACGGCAGATTGGCGAGCCCGATCGTCGCCGCGATGTCGTTCATGTGGAACTTGTAGCCCCACTCGGTGATGTCCTGCTCGCCGCGGAACAGCACATCGGTCGTGCGGTCGATGCCGAACCAGCGCAGGTCGCGCGCCCGCTTGGCGAGATGCTGGTGGTCACGACCGAAGGTCAGCGCCCCGCCGTCGCCCGTGGTCAGCGTCTTGATCGCCTGGAAGCTGAAGCAGGTGAGGTCGGCCACCTCGCCGACCCTGCGACCGTTGTAGGTCGCTCCGAATGAGTGGGCTGCGTCGGAGATGACGGGAATGCCCAACCCGCGAGTCTCCGACGCGAGTGCATCGTAGTCCGCTGGCTGGCCTGCCCAGTCGACGGCGATGACGGCTGCGACGCGATCTCCGTAGTCGGCGAGGCGATGTCGGACCGACAGGGGGTCGATGAGTCCGGTCACCGGGTCCACGTCCGCCCACAGGGGCGCCGCTCCGGCGTTGAGGATCGCGATGTTCGTCGCCGAGCAGGTCATCGGCGTGGTGATGACGTACTTGCCCCGCGCCTCGATCAGGCGCAGCGCGAGAACAAGCGCTGCGGTGCCTGAGTTGACGGTGACGACCTCGCCGCCGCCGGTCCACGGCTGGAGCGCCGCCTCGAACTCGTCGACCTTCGGTCCCTGACCGATCCAGCCGGACACAAGAACAGGCGCCAACCTGACTGCCGCGTCTTCCGCCATCGTCACTCGAAAGAGCGGCGTGGTATCCACAGGCATCTCCCTCAGATGCGAACTAGGAGGCCGACCAGCCGACCTCGAACACTTGCTGGTCGATGGCCCCTGGCGCGACGCCCGAGGCCACCTGCTCCTGCAATACGACGTAGCGCGTGTGGTCAGCCGCGGTGTCGTAGGAGCCGTCATCGAAGATGTAACGCCGACCCTCGACCAGCGTTGTGGAGGCGACGGTCGAGGGTGCAGTGGTCGGCGTGGCCGGAGTATCCGTCACGCCCATCTTGATGACAACCCCTTCCGGCAGGTCGCCGGTTCGGATGATCCAGAAGCCCGATACTGTCTCGCCGCCGGGGTTGTCGAGTCGCAGCCGGAGCCACTTCTCGAAGCTGTTGGTGCCGTCCGCGACCTGTGCCGCGTTGGGCGTGTTCGCCGCCGAGTCGGTCGACATCAGCGCGATGCCCGTCAGCGCCGCGGATTCGGTCGCGGCGCCCGATCCGGTGTACGCCCGCAGCGTGACGGTGGCGCTCACTCCTGGCTGGCCTTCACCCGGAAGCACAGTTCGCAGGTCTTGCCTTCGGGGCGATCGTTGCGCGACTGGAACCCTTCGGTCGCCTGTCGACCACACAGCGTCCGCGGCAGGAGCGACCGGGTCAGCCGCAGCAGATGCCACGACGACCACCCACCCGAGGGGAAGCGGTAGCGGATGAACTCGGTCACTTCGGCCTCCCTTTCGCCGCGGGCTTGGCGGCTGGCTTGGCGGCGACGACGGGCTTGGGCTTGACCTTTTCGAGGTCCTTGGCTTCGACTGCGTCCTGTTCGGACTGACGCGCGGCGATCTCGCCCTTGGCTTCCTCGACCCCGACCTGAGTGTCGGCGGCGATCTGGGCCAACTGCTCCTCGCCCACGTACTTGCCCTCGGTGATATCGAGCAGGCCCTTGGGCGTGAGCGCCAAGATGTGGTTGAAGATGTTGGACTCGTCGTCGAGCTTACCGATCGGCTGACGGCCGTCCGTCACGCGCGCCTCGTTGACGGTCTTCCACGGCGTCGAGCCGACCGCGACCTTGTTGATGTTCGCCTTCTGCTCGGTCTCATTGAGGTCGAGCGACACGAACTTGAAGGCGAGGTTGTTCTCGCGGCCGCCGTACGACTCGTCCCACACGATCTCGCGCGTGATGTAGCGCTGGAACAGGTCGAGCAGCGGGCGCAGGCCGCGGTCGTTGGTGTTGTCGGCCTGCTGCTCCGCGGACGCCCGGTTGACGTCGAACGTGATGCCCAGGTCCATCGGCGCGAGCCCGAACACGACTGCGATGCAGCGCAGCAGGAGGTCCTGCCACTCGCGGAACTGCATCTCCTTGTTGGAGTCGTTGAAGCGCATGAACGACGGCGCCTTGTAGCCGCCGATGATCGCCATGGTCGACTGGCCCAGGATGTTCGAGTCCCAGTACGAACGGGTCTTCTCGACATCAGAGCCCAGCGCGGTCTCGCCGATGTTGAGGGCGCCGTTGGGCGCCGCGCCCATGACCTGGCGCCGGTTGTAGTCCATCGCCTGGGCTTCGGAGTCGATGACCAGCTTCAGCACCTCGATGGGACTGATGCCGACCGCGGAGATCGTCCGCGGGTTCGCCATCATGTAGAGCATGTTCTCGTTGCTGAACGTCTCGCGCACCTGGCCGTCGGGGATGTAGTAGTAGCGCGGGATCGGTCGCGAGCCGTCCCAGCGCGGGTCGATCGCGATGAACTCGCCGGGGGTCGGCCACAACTCGGCCAGTTCGCCGTCGGGGTAGCGGACCTTCTCGCACACGCCCGCATCGAGCACCATGATGTCCTCGATGAGTTCCTGCGCGAACGAATGGAACGAGTCCAGCTTTGCGTTGGGCGAGTCGAGCATGTTGCGGATGCGCTTGGCGAGCCGCTTGTTCTCGCGGCCCTCCTTCTCGTAGGGCACGATGTCCCAGTCCGCGGACGCGATCTGGTCACGGCGGATGTTGATGGCTGCCCGGACCCACGGCGTCAGGCTCCACGAACGGTAGGTCGCGGCGTTCGACTTCCAGGTCAGCCCTGCCTGCGCACCGAGCACCGTGATGCCGCCCTGGTAGACCGATGGCGTCCGCGCCGGAGACGTCTTGGGCTGCGGCATCAGCCACGTGCGGAACCGGTCCATCACCGTCATCTTGGTGACGACTTCCGCCTCGGGCTCGTTGAAGCCGACCGGCGGGTACTCGGCGACCGCAGGCGACTTGGAGATCATCGACGCGGGATCACGCCCGCGAGGGCGCTGCGGACATAGTCGTGGAGGCGGGCCTGGTTCACGCGGGACATGGCCTCCTCGAACGTCAGGTCAGTGGTGTCGATACCGGTGAGAAGGGCGGCGACGTGGGGCGGGACACGTCGCACGCCTTCTCGGAACAGGATGTCTTCGGGCGACGGCGGCAGCGCGGGTGGTTTGGGCTCACCTGGAGCCCGCACACCGCCCCGTACGGCCGCGATGGCACCTCCGGTGGTCTGGATGTCCATGGCGAGGCACAAGGCGTCGTACAGGTCATCGTGGCCCTTGCCGGGCGGGGCCAGCAGTTCGTCCTCCAGCGGTCCGCCCTTCAGCGACCGATGGTGGTGGATCATGTGCGCTTCGTAGCGAGCGGCGGCGCTGCGATGGCGGACCCGCTTGTCGACGTCCTCGCGGCGACCGACGGCCGGAATCTTCGTCTGGCGCAGGAGGTCCTGCACGAACACCGCCTGGTGCTGGTTGGTCTCGATGAGCACCTTGCTGATCTGCGGGAAGGCGGCATAGCCCTCCTCGACGAACTCGCGATGACCGGACTCGGTCTTGATCCGCTTGGCGGCCATAACCCAATGCTCGCCGCGGTCGTCCTGGGCGACGGTCGCGCGGGCGGTGTAGTCGGCACGCTCCTTCTCGGACGACGCGAGGTCGACGCCCATCGTCCAGGTGTAGGTGCGATCGGTCGGCAGTTCGTCGAAGTGCTGGAACCACTCGCGCTTCACGAGCGTGCCTTCGCGCAGGCCCTTGACGTCGTTGCGGTAGGAGCACGCGAAGTTGTCCCAGCCGACGTCCTCGCGCTCGGCGTACAGCCGATCCATCGGCCACACCTCGGGCCAGTACGAGGTCTCGGTGCCGTCCGCGTGCTCGATGATCGCGTCGATCACGAGCGACTGCCACTTGTTGACTTCGATGAGTTGCTGATACAGGTCGTCCTCGACCCAGCGGGTGCCGATGACGAGCACCGCGGCGCCCTCGGCCGCCTGGGTCGGCTTCAGGGTCTTCCAGAACCAGGTGGCGAGCTTCTCGCGGCGGTCGATCGTGTACGTGTTGTTCTCGTCGAGGATGTCATCGCACAGGATCAGGTCGAACCGCTTGGACACCGCGGACGAGGACTGGTCGGCGCCGCCCGTGACCATCGTGCGGTCCTTGGTCTTGTAGTGCGGCGAGCCCTTGATGAGCCACTCGGACGCCGTCCACTTCTTCGTCCCGTGGAGGTCGCCCCACACCTCGCGGTACTCGTCCGAGCCGTCGATCACGCCCATGATCGCGGACGACATCGCTTCCGCCTTCTCGGCCTTCTGACTGAACAGGCCGATGCGGATGTTCGGCCGGAGCGCGACGATCCACGCCAGGAGGCCGGTCGTGATGACCGTCGTCTTGCCCGAGCCGCGCGGGGCGAGCATCAC